CGCTCACTACTTTCATGGTGGAAATATTGATTTTAAATCAGGGGCTACAATAAGTTCTCACGATGCTGGTTTGTTTTTTATGGGTAATGCTTATTATAAGTTAGTAAGTGGAAGTGGAGCTTATGTTAAAAAAATATCAGGAGCATCAGAGTTATTAAGATTAAGGGATCAAGAATTAAGCTTTTCAGTTCATACATCATCTGGTTCTGCTGGAGATTCAATAAGCTTTACTAAAGTTTTTGATGTTGATGCGTCAGGTAATTTAACTGTAACAGGAGAGCTTGATGCAGCTACTTTAGATATAAGTGGAAATGCAGATATAGATGGAAACTTAACAGGTGTCAATGCTATAACTGCATCCGGTAAGATATCAGGTGGTGAAATTGAGGGTACTAGTTTGGACATAAATGGTGCTGCTGATATAAGTGGTGCTGTTACAATAACAAACAATACAGATGCAACAAATGAATCTACAGGTGCCTTAATAGTTACAGGAGGAGTCGGTATTGATGATAAACTTCATGTAGGAGATACTATAACATCAGATAGTAGAGTTTTAGTCAATAGTACAAACTCTACATCAGGCAGAACTTTTGCATCTGAAGTGTCTGGTAATAATTTTATTGACATAAGAAATACCGCATCAGGAGGAGGAACAATTTTGCTTGGTAATGTTTCTACATCAGGAAGTTATAATTGTATATTTTCTAGAGAAGAAAATAATGGTACAACTAATGCTCGTGAATTTAGAATAATTCAATCTGCAAGTGGAAGTAGTGTAAACGCTCTTATAATAGATTCAAGTCATAATGCTACATTTGAGGGCACTGTTACCGGTGATAACTTTATAACTAATTCGGATAGAAGATTAAAATCTGAAATAGAACCAATTAAAGAAGGGTTGGAAGTTATAAAAAAGTTTTCATCTTATAGTTATATTAAAGGTGGTGAAAAAGAATCTGGATTTATAGCACAAGAGGTTAGAGAAGCAATACCTCACACAGTTTATGAAAATAATGAAGGGTATTTATCTATGAGTGATAGAGGTGTTTTAGCTCACATGCACAAAGCAATATTAGAGCTAGATAAAAGATTAGAAGCAATAGAAGAAAAACTTAAATAATATGGGTGTCTCTACTGATGAAAATGTAAGTTTTAGTATGTTTGGTCCTACAGATGGAAGTGATACAACTACAATACAAGGTGCAATAGATGAAGGTAATAACGGTGCTGTAGATGGAGATACTCAATTTACTCAACTAATAGCAGCATCAATTCCATCTAAATTTGATCCTATATATGCAGGTCAGATTATAACAAATACAAATCAAATAACTAAAGCGTCACAGTTTAGAGGTTATCCTTCTACTTCCGGAACAACAGGTGCATCTAATTTTGGTAGTGGTAATTTAATAGGTCACTATGGAGTAACTGGATTTGCTACTATAACTTGGCAGGTTTTTTTGCAAATTGATGGGTATGTAGATAAAACTGTAACTATTGGTCCTAATGCGGCATGTCAAAGTAATTGTGCTTACACTTCAGCTTCTAGAAGTGATGGAACTCCTACACCAGACGGAACAGGGACAATAACTGTTTCAAGATTAACTGATGGTGGTGGTAGTACTAATACTCAAACTAATGATGCTGGTGATGTTCAGTTATTTGTGACTGGAGGTACAATTACATCAGCTGGTGGTCCATCATTATCTCTTAATGACACTAAAGGAGTACATACATTTAATGCAGGGCAAACTTTTTCTGAATCATTTAGTTTTATTAATTTAAAAGTTGCAGATGGAGATACATTTCAGTTAGATATAACAGAAGGATAAAATTAAAAAAGAAACTATATATGTAATAGTAATATCAATAAGTATAATTAAATTAAATTTAAAATAATGAGTGAAACAAAAAAAATAAAAAAAGAAGAGTTAGAGTCTATACAAGATTTAGTTAGGCAAATTAATAACGGTCAAATACAGGTTGGTCAGATTGAAACACAAAAACATACTTTGTTACATCAAATAGCTGAAGTACAGAAAAGTTTAAAAGAGTTTCAAGATAAATTAGAAGAAAGTTATGGTAAGGTGAATGTTAATATTGTAGACGGAACCATAACTTCAATAGAAGAAAAAGATGAGCAAGCTAATACGTAAGATTAGTATTGGTAAAGATTATAAAAACGAATCTATGCATTACTCCGTAGGTCAAGAGGTTTACGGAGGGCATAAGATTTGTGATATAATTGAAGAAGATGAAGGATATGACATCTATATACAAAAAAATAAAGACGTTATTATCTGGAAGAACTTTAATAAAAACATGGCTATATCTGTAGAATATAATCTAGAATATTAATGAGGAGTGTATATGACTTTATAATATCACCTAAGTCATCTCGTTATAACAATACTAAAAAAGTTGGTGATAAAGATCTTATAATTAATACTGAAATATATAATCATCAGTATGTCAGCAGGAATGCTATAGTTAAATCAACACCTATAGCAGTACCTACAAAAATACAAATAGGTGATGAAGTAATTGTTCACCACAATGTATTTAGAAGATGGCTAGATGTTAAAGGTGTTGAAAGAAACAGTAAAAGTTTTATAGATGAAAATACTTATTGTGTAAAACAAGATCAAATATTTTCATACAAAAGAAAAACTTATAAAAGAAAAAGTAAATGGTTACCAGTAGATGGTTACTGTTTTGTGAAACCAATAAAAAATAAAGACAAGTATTCAAATCAACAAGAAAAAGAACTAGTTGGAATTATTAAACAAGTTGATACTAACCTTAAAAATTTTGGTATTAAAGAAAATGATTTAGTGGGGTTTATACCTAATAGTGAATATGAGTTTGTTATTGATGGTGAAAGATTATATAGGGTTTTAAGTAACCACATTTCAATTAAATATGAATATAAAGAAAACGAAGAAGAGTATAATCCAAGCTGGGCAAGTGGCAGTTGAAGAATTAATTAAAGTAGCTAAAGAAGCTATAGTTGATTCAGATGATGACATATCAGCAGATAGATTAAAAAATGCTGCAGCAACAAAAAAACTTGCTATCTTTGATGCATTTGAAATACTCAATAGAATAGAAGAAGAAGAAAATATATTAGAAAATAAAATACCACTTGATACAAATCAAAGTGTATCATTTAGTGGTTTTGCAGAAAGAAAGTCTAAATAAAAAAATATGGCAACATTAACACCTACATTAACATTAACAAGTACAGATACATCTAGTGATAGTTTATCATTAAGTGTAACAGATACTTTAACTGTAGCCGCACCTAATATTGATACAGCTAGAGTAACCTTAACTACAAGTACAACAGATTTGGTAGGGACAAATAGTTCAGCAATAGTATATTTATACGCTAAAAATACAGATTCAACAAACACGATTGTTTTAGAACAAATAGCAGGTACTGTATTTTTTTCAGATTTAAGTCCCGGAGAGTTTTGTTTTTTTCCAGTAAAAGGATCTATGGGTGTTAGAGCTAAATCAGATGCTAGTACAGCTGTACTTGAATACGGTTATTGGACAAAAGGATAATATATGTATAAGCAAACCTTATATAAGGTTGTAACTCCAATTAAATTAAATACAATAACAAGACTTAATAAGTCTAAGAAATGGGAGTACGGTTATAACAAAGAACACGATGTTGTTGTAATTAGTAAGACAGGTCAGATTGGTGAGATATATGAGATACAAAATCTTAGGATAGCTTTACCAAAACAAAGTAATGTTATTAAGTTTAAAAGTAATAAATGGGAGTACACTGAATACCCCAAAGAACTTGCTAAAATAAAAACAATTTTTGATTGGAAAACATACTCCAATGATTTTAAAGAAAAATATATAGGATACATAGAGAATGAGTTTAAAATTAGAGAAGAAGGTTTATGGTACTATAATAGGGGTGTTCCTACTTATATTACTGGCACTCATTACATGTACTTGCAATGGAGTAAAATTGACGTTGGAAAACCAGATTATCGTGAAGCCAATAGATTATTCTACATCTTTTGGGAAGCCTGTAAAGCCGACTTTCGATCTTACGGGATGTGTTATCTTAAGAACAGACGATCCGGCTTCTCATTCATGGCGTCAGGTGAGACTGTCAACCTTGCAACCATATCCAGTGATGCGAGGTACGGAATACTGTCCAAGTCCGGTCCCGATGCGAAGAAAATGTTCACCGACAAAGTGGTGCCTATATCCGTCAACTATCCGTTCTTCTTCAAACCAATACAAGACGGTATGGACAGACCAAAGACAGAACTCGCTTTTAGAGTTCCAGCATCAAAACTTACAAGACGGAGTATTACTAGCACCGACAGGGCAGAGGATTTACAGGGCTTGGACACCACAATCGACTGGAAAAATACAGGAGATAACTCCTACGATGGAGAAAAAATCAAGTTATTGGTACATGATGAATCCGGAAAGTGGGAAAAACCAAACAACATCCTCAACAACTGGAGAGTCACAAAAACAACCTTAAGGTTAGGTAGTAGAGTTATAGGTAAATGTATGATGGGTAGTACATGTAACTCATCAGATAAGGGTGGCGGTAATTTTAAAAAACTATACAAAGATTCTGATGTCACCAAACGAAATAGAAATGGGCAGACTAGTTCTGGGCTTTATAGCCTTTTTATTCCTATGGAATGGAATTACGAAGGGTTTATTGATGAATACGGTCAGCCAGTATTTGATACACCTGAAAAAGAAGTTAAAGGACCTTATGGGGATTACATAGATATAGGTATATTAGAGCATTGGCAAAATGAAGTTGATGGATTAAAAAATGATCCTGATGCATTAAATGAATTTTACAGACAATTTCCTAGAACAGAAGAACATGCCTTTAGAGATGAAACTAAGAATAGTATATTTAATTTAACAAAAATATACGAGCAGATAGACTATAATGAAGTTATGGAAAATAATGTTTCTATAACTACAGGCAATTTTCAGTGGATTAATGGAATTAAAGACTCTAAAGTAATATTTTATCCAGATCTAAAAGGTAGATTTAATATTAGTTGGATACCTCAAAATCATTTACAAAATAGAGTAATAGAAACTAATAATGGCAAAAAACCCGGTAACGAACATATAGGTGCTTTTGGATGTGATAGTTATGATATATCTGGTACTGTTGACGGTCAAGGTTCTAAGGGAGCTTTACATGGATTAACAAAGTTTTCTATGGAGGATGCTCCACCAAATAAGTTTTTTTTAGAGTACATAGCTAGACCTCAAACTGCTGAAATATTTTTTGAAGATGTATTAATGGCGTTAGTTTTTTATGGTATGCCCATACTTGCAGAAAACAACAAACCAAGACTTCTTTATTATTTGAAAAGAAGGGGGTATAGAGGTTATTCCATGAATAGACCAGATAAAGTTTGGAACAAACTATCAACAACAGAAAAAGAAATTGGTGGCATACCTAATTCTAGTGAAGACATGAAACAAGCACATGCTGCTGCCATTGAAATGTATATACAAAATCATGTTGGTGCAACACCAAATGGTAGTTATGGCAACATGTTTTTTAATAAAACATTAAACGATTGGTCTAGATTTGACATAAATAACAGAACTAAATTTGATGCATCAATAAGCAGTGGATTAGCTGTTATGGCTTGTAATAGAAATTTATACACACCGATCATGAAAAAAGAAAGAACGAAATTTAATATTGGCTTTTCTAAATATGAAAATAAAGGAATGTCATCTAAATTAATAAAAGAAGAATATGGCTCAATCAGGTATTAAAAGTTATTTTCCTAGTCAAGTAGTTAGTGATTTTGAAAAGATGAGTCCAGAGTATGGTCTAAAAGTTGCTAAAGCCATAGAAAATGAGTGGTTTTATTATACAGATTATGGTAATGATAGATTCAGAACTAATTTTGACACCTTCCATAGATTAAGATTATACGCTAGAGGAGAACAGTCTGTGCAAAAATATAAAGATGAACTTTCCATAAATGGTGATTTATCTTATTTAAACTTAGACTGGACACCTGTACCTATTATTTCTAAATTTGTAGACATAGTTGTAAATGGCATTGCTGAAAGAACTTATGATATAAAAGCATACTCTCAAGATCCTCATGGAATCAATAAAAGAACTCAGTATATGAAGGATTTATTGACAGACATGAGGACAAAAGAATTAAATGATTTTACTAAAGCTGCATTTAATTTTAATATGTCTAAAAGTGGTCAGTCAGAGTTGCCCGAAAACGAAGAAGAACTTGCATTACACATGCAACTCACATATAAACAAGCTATAGAGATTGCAGAAGAACAAGCTATAAATGTTTTGTTTGATTCAAATAGATATGAACTTACAAAGAAAAGATTTTATTATGATCTTACTGTACTAGGTATTGGTTGTGTAAAAAATACATTTACTGAATCTGAAGGAATTAAAATAGAATATGTTGACCCCTCTCATTTAGTATACTCTTATACTGAATCACCTTATTTTGATGATATTTACTATGCTGGAGAAATAAAAACAATACCAATAAATGAACTAAAAAAAGAGTTCCCAAATATTAGTGATGAAGATTTAAAAGAAATATCTAGACAGCCAAATAATGCAGGGATGCCTAACAGTAGATCTTTGTATGATGAAAGCGATAATAATCAAATAGATGTTTTATATTTTAATTATAAAACATATATGAATGAAGTTTATAAAATTAAAGAGACTGCAACAGGTG